CGCTTCTAAATAGCATATTTTTAATAAACAAAATTGCCTTTCGGTATTCAATCTCAAGTATTTGCTCCGAGTCAAATCCATTGGCTCTAAACAGTTCTAATTCTCGCTTGCTATATTCCATGATTACGCTCTATTTCATCCCACACATCCAATGTTTTTGGGTCTACTATTTCGGATGTTAACATGAACTTCATAACTCCGTTTGATGTTAAGCTGTCATACTTCAAATTAAAGAATTCAGCGTATTTCTTTATGGCAATTGTTATGCTGTTTTGTGTCTTCATATCCGACATTTTACTAACGAAACCTTTGTATCTTTCAATAAAGTCTTTAATACTTATCCATTCGTCATTTTTAAGCGTTTTAATACACTCAAATAATTCTTTTGTAATATCCGCTTCAAGTTGTTTATAAGGCAAGGAAATCGATTCGTAAGGTATTAATCCACTACTTAAATACTTCTTTAAGCATTCAATCATGTAGCTGTCAAATCTAGCCCATTCCAAGTTATCCCAATCATCGAATAGTTTATGTTTAAAAAAATGAATCGGAGTATATTTTGCATTGAAGAATGGAGATAGTTCAACCTCAAACTTCCGAGCTTCAAAACTTCCGCCGTTTCCCTTAATAGTGTAGTTCGTTGTAATAACAATTTTTGGGCTGTCTTCTATTGGCAATTTAATAGTATCCTTACCTTTATAGGTTAATTCGATTCCTTCCGTAATAACTGAGAATAAGTTTATAAATGGGAAGTTTTTCCTTACATCGTCCCAAACTAGCACCTGGCAATCCGTTTTTACACTTTGATATGGAAAACCAGAATCGAATCTAAATGCTTTACCATCCAAACTTTGTACTTTCTTAAGATGTTTTATGCCGTTACAAAATAAACCCTTACCACTTCGTCCGTTTGGATCATCGGAAATTAACTCATCGTTTAATATTATAGCTTTATTGTCACCGCCAGCATTATAAGAATGAAGTAAATAACCAATAACGCTTTGAAAGGTTGCATATCGTTTAGTGCATTCTCCGGCTATCTTCCAAATGAAAGTACGGTATTCGCATTCGTGGTGGTCGGTTTGGATATAATCTCGTTTAATAACTTGTTGCTCCCAAATTGATAAGCCATAACTATTGTACGGCTTTAATTCTGCATTATCTTTATTTACCTCAACTACTCCATTCTTATAAAACAAATAGCTAGTATCTTTTGTATCTCTTAATACTTCTATTTTCTCCGATTTAATCATTGAAAGAAAGTCACGTTTAAAAATACTTGTTCTACCGCTCATTAAGTTAAATGCTTTCTGTCCTAAATTATTTTCCAGGATGTAATTCAATACGTAATCTTTTAGTTCGTATTCGTCCTTTATCTCTAAAAATATGCCGTTTTTCTTTATTAGATTAAAACCGCTATTTTCGTTAGGTTTATTCTTTGAGAAATGATTCGCCTCTAAAAACATCTTAAAATTATAGTTATTTAAAGATAGCTTACCATTCTCAGCCTCCGAGTAAAATGCTTCTGTATTATCGTTGTTCATTATATAAGTCTTTAGGCGTTACTGATTCAATCCATTCTCTTAATACTTCAATCCTTTTTTTCATTTGTTAAAATTTTAGGTTAAAAAAAGCCAACTCGTAAAAGGTGCGTAGGATTACCTTAAACAAGCTGACTTTTAAATAAATATCTTTTGAAGTTCCTACGCTTACGTTAGCAAATATACGATAGTTTTCTTAATAAGTTACAATAGGAAAAACTTTTCCTACTTTTTCTGACTTTTTCTAAACTTTTTCTGTCTGTATCCCTTGCTATCAGTACTATGTAGCGGTTTAGGAAAAACAAAAAAAGTTTTTCGGGTTTTTTTTACAAAAAATATTTTCTATATTCTGCGCAATATGGGTGTTTTTTTCTCAAAACTTTTCCTAAAAGTCTACAACCCTTATAAACACTAAGGAAAATTCAGAAAAAGTTAGGAAAAAGTTCAGAAAAAGTAGGAAAAAGTTGTGTTTTTGTAGGTGAAACTTTTCCTTTTTTCTCACTTTACACCATCAACGAAATGATATAACAAAAAAAACCCAACCACAACTAAATGCGATTGGGTTTGTCAGGACAGGATTCGAACCTGTAAGGTATAACCACTAAATCGTGGAGATGGAGGTCAATTCCTCTTTTACTATACCAACCTGTGAGCGTCTACCATTCCGCCACCTGGCTATTTATTCATAACAAAGTATAAACGCAATTAAAACTGCGGTTATACGGGTGTTATCGGCAACCCTAACAGGACTCCCGACATAAGCCACTACAATTGAATTTACAAGGCTCATTTGACTTGTAACAAATTTGTAATCCTAAAACCTTATCAACTTCCTCATCTTTAAGTTCGGCAGTAGTTTTATAGCCTTTATCAATTCCGTATTTTAAGACCTTACGAACTTGGTCTTTGGACATTTTTTGTCCTCTGTGTTCAAATGCCTTGTAACTTCTATTTAGTTGTTCCAAAGCTCCAGTTAAATCTGCGTGCATATTGTTTGTTTTAAATTGTTAATTAATCATTCCGAAAGAAGGGCAGCCGATAACAGCACATAAGCAAAAGCCCAAATCCAACCGCACAAGCCAACGCTATTTGTACCTTCGCTTATCTGCAAACCGTAATTTGTTTACACTAAACAGTTTAGTGTAGCTTACTTTTGGTTGGTTATATGAACTCTAGGTTCAGTTATTCACTTTAAATAAAATAAGTAGTGTGTCTTAGGCACTTGAATCAGAGGTGCATTCTGTAAATCGGCTGTTTTTTTTGCATATTCGAATCTAGCCACCAAACCAGCACTACTTATTTATAAATCTAAAACGGCAAATAATCCCCAACTTTATTCCTTATCCTTAAATACATCTTCGGTATTTTCATTCCAAATAGAATAAATAGTAGCTGCCCAAATAATAGCAAGACTAAAACAAACTACTCCAAATAACCATTCAGGCGCATCCCAATAGTCCATCGCCAAAAATATAGTTAACGTTGGTGTTATTGGTAATATTGTTGGAAGATTTTTTCTGTGTATCTTTCTCATGGTTCTAATTTAAAATGGTAAATCGTCACCTTCTGCAGGCTCTATTGCTTTCTCAATTATCGTTTGTTCTTCACGCACAATCTTCCACACCTCCAAAGAATTGAATATTTTAACTTCTCCTTGTGGATTAGTCCATTCACGTCCACGTATATTAAACTCAACATCAATTAATTCACCTACCTGGATCCCATCCAATAAGTTACACTTATCTTGCGTTAACTGAAATTGGATAGGTTGTGGATAATCACCTTCAGTCATACCGGCAAATTCTCGCTTTCTAAACTTTGCTGAAACTTCGATCGTTTCGCTTACTGATTTTACTGTTACTTTCATACTATTTGTTTTTACTTTGTTAATTGTTCATCACACAACAACCATCTTCTATTGGTACTTGTTGCTTTTACTCTTTGTCTAAATTTATTAAACCTTTTCGTTTCTCCAAACATCATTTTACGTTTGTATATTTCTAAATCCGGACGAGTAGCTCTATATAAAGATAGTTCAATATCTTTTACTTCTTGCAAAAATACAACATCTTTATACAACTTCAAATCATTGTATGTCTTTAATGAATGTAAAACTGTTGCATGATTTTTACCGCCTAGTAGCTCGCCTATTTTACCAAGTGTCATCTTTGTGTTATTACGCAAATAATTACACACCGCAGCTTTTCGATATATCAATTCTCGTTTTCGTGACTTGGTTAATATACCAAATTCTCGGCAAATATCTTCTACTTTTTTTATATCTACTTGTTTCATTTCAATTCATTTATAAACATTTCACGATGCATCTCACGAAACGCAAGTTTAATATTATTTTGTTGTTCAATTACTGCTGGGTCTGCGCCAGTTAAAAATATCTCATCTTGTTCAATTAAAATCTCAACTATTTCTTTCAACTTTTCATTCAATTCAGGTAAAAAAATCGTATCGTTTAAGTCTTCCATTAAATCGCAAATGTAAGGTAATCCACCAACTATCATAAGATAGGAAGAAAGTCGTTTGAATGCTACCTTTCTATCTTGTTTAAGTAGTTTTGCTTTGGCTTTTTTTATTTGATTTGCTGTCATTTTGTATTAATTAAATTAATCACTATTAATGCACCGATTCCATAACCAATACTTAATGCAAAGGCTTGTTTTATTCTTTCGTTCCAATTTGTTGTTTCAACCATATAACCGATAAATGGTAATCCTAAGAATGGACTAATAGACGCAAAAAATAACATCATAAATGTATCTGATTCGGATACTGCTCGAATGTAAAATGTAGAACAGATTTCAATTATTAAAGCGGAAATTCCAATTATAAAATATTTTTTCATAGCTTTTCAATTTCTTTTTTAACTTCTTGCCAAAATTCAGTACCTCTGTCCGCTCCCATATATCCTAATACTTCATCAACTGCAATAAATGCGAATTCTTTTCCGTATCCAGTTCCAATATCCCACCGGACATTTATGCATTTTAATACTAGCTCTTCCGCTTTTTCTTTTGCTGTCATTCTATATTCTTTTACGTATAAATTATTTGATATCCTCAATATTATATTCTTTTAAATATAATTCTATCACTCTAACTGTCTTTTGTAAGTCCTCCTGAAATTGTCCCTTTTTTCGGCAACGTACAATACGTTTAATAACATCAAACTCCCACGCATTTAATTCATTTTGTTCTGCAAATAGATAAAGACTGCCGTTTGAATTGTCGTAATGTAAATCTTTTTTCTCTTTGTACCCATCCTTTAAACTCATGTAGCTTTCAGCTCTTTGTTTTGCCATCATATCTTTATATTCCTTATCAATTGCCACCTTTAACAAATCATTGTATTCTTGCTAAATTTCTTTTGCGCGTGTTCTAAAATCTTTCATTAATCTAAGTTTAAATTGTAGTTATTTAATATATGCCTAAGATATTCTCTTACCGCTTCAGCAACTACTATCTCTTGTTTACTTGCTAATGTTACATGAGGAAGTAAACTTGAACCGTATTTTGTTACTTTTCTTAATTCTTGGTCTAATTCCCACATGGCATTTTTCCACTTGTAGCCATCCAATGCAACTTGTATTTCTTGTTGCTCTTCGTTTCCGTCGTATTCAATCGTTACTTTCATTTTTTTCTTTTTTAGTTTCCCAATACATATCACATTTACCATCTTTAACTATTGCTTTCATCCAACTTTGCCAATATTCACTTGAAGGAGCTGTAAATCTGTAGCAAGATTCTTTAACCTTGCAATCTTTACCGATGCATTTTGCTATGTCCGACATTTTATTTCCCTTGTTGCATTCCGTACCACTCATCCTTACCATTCAACGACATTTGTTTCTTACCATTCGGGTATATTGTTTTTGCTATTTTAAGCCGTTCTAATGGTATAAATGTGTTTTCTAATGTGCTTGGTTTAACATCCTTGTTTAACCATTGTGTAATCGCTTTTAAATTCATTTTGTTTTTTTTAAGAGTTAAATTAATTCCATGTCTAAATCATGTTCTAAAATAATATCATTCGCCAAACTTGCTTGCGCTTCTTCTTGAGTTACATAATATCTTCCTAAATTATTTTCATCATTGTAATCATCATCAAATGCAGCGTCAATAGCCATTGTGTTGTTTGTTTTTATTTTGTAAGTTACATCGTTAACTTCAATTGAAACTTCGAATATTCCGTAACCTATATGTTTTGTTTTTCTTAATGTGCTTAAAATTGCTTTCATCTTATTTTATTTTTAAATTTTCTGTGCCTTATTGACCTTACAAAGATATACATAAATTCCATTACTAACCAAATTTATTTTAATTTATTTCAAAAAAAGGGGAATCATTTTACTGAAACCCCTATAAACATTGGAAAAATAGGATGAATAAAAAACCGATGTTTTGCTATAATTCCATTAATTCATTGATACAAGTCTTGCCATTCACTATAATAGCGCATCCAATAATTGGTTTCTTCCCAGCTTTAGCGTATGCCATCGCATAACTTTCATGATCTATTCCGCAACCTACTTGCGCACCGAACACCTTAAAGTTAGCACCTGCAAACCATTGCGTATAACATTGCGTATGAAGGTGACCTTGTACAGTTGACATCATATCCGCACGACATTTAGCCGATGCAGTACCTGACTCACCATGTACGTATTGGACATCGTCTATTATAACACGTTCGGTAAAGTTCCAATTAGGTGTTTCGAGAACTTCTTTATATGCCTTAATCCATTGTCTAGGAATTGCTCCCGTTTGTGCTTTACGCATGATTAACCTATCATGGTTTCCGATAGTAACATCTGCTACAGGAAATGCCTCGTACCACTTTGCAATCTTTGAAATTGCTAACTCTAATTCTTGACCGCCCGCCATTCCATTAACATCTGTTTCGTGATAGCTTGAATAATGGTTGTCTATTACGTCACCAATAAACACAACTTTATTACATTTATGCTTAGCGTACATTGCAATACAAAACTCTAAATATCCATCCAAACAAAACGGCTCGTGTAAATCACCAATACATAAAACTCTGGTTTCATTTGAATCTCTGAACTGCTTAACAACTTGGATTTCTTCGTCGCTTAACCTTAATCGTTTGTGCTTGCTTTCACCTTTCAAAATTCTTGTAGTATTACAACTGTTAATATTCGTTTATCCATAAATTTAAGCCAATCTAAAAACTGCTTTTCGTTATTTCTAACTAGGCAAGCTGTCGACCAACCTCCGATTACTGTAGAATGCGCACCGGCTCTGTGACAATTAGCGCCTATTATGTCTTTATACTCCGTACCTAACTCTTCCGCTTTGTTGTCTTTGTCATTATCACGAAAATACGGAAATCCTTTCGCTTGTCTATATGCCGGCTTACCTTTGTGCTGTCCGTATGCGTGACTGTTGTATACTATTGTATCCGATTTCAATATAGCGCAACCAAGCCCGTTATATTCCGCAAATTTCTTTAACCCCGTAGCACCTGCATTCGATGTGCCTGAACAAACCATTTTAAATTTAGGATCAACTGCAGGATAGCATTCAAATGAATAAGCCTTATCGTCGAATCTGTCAAACTCGTCCGCATTGGATCGCACCCAAATATCTAAAACTCCCGACTGCGGAAAGCCTTTAAACGAAGGTAAGCTCTTTACCCTTTCTAGTAATTGTAAATCTGTGTATTTCATCTTATTTTTTTTAAAATTCAATTATATCTGTAAAGTAATCATCTTCTTCCATTGGCACTATCTTTTTAATATCCAAATTAATATTCCTATTATCAATATCACGCAAGAAAGAACACCAATAAGCAATTTCAATACCTTAGCTGTTGACTTCTTTTTTTCAGTCTTATATTCTACCTTTGTTTTATAACGTAAAAGTTCAATTGTATCCCTTACTTTACGCCATTCTATTTTAGTTTCATACCTTGTTTTAGGAATATATACGTTATTCCGTACTAAAATAGTATCTACTTTTGTGACAAAATACGTCTTAATTCCGTTAATTATAACCGAATCAATCTTATTTATGGTTATTGTATCCGTTGTGGTTTCACATCTCATGCCTTTTGCAACCGCTTTATTGTAATGGAATTTAGCGGAACATCCGGATAATAGAAACATTGCGTAAAGGCTAACCAATAACGTAAAACACCAGGTTAAAAATTGTTTGTAATTGAATTTCATCCTATTTTTTTAAGTAAATATAAACTATTTTTCTACTTCGGCCTTAACTTGTTTTATTTTTTTAATGTTACTCATCAACTTATCTATAAATGAATAGCCTTTAACTAGCTTAAACGACTCATCCATGCTACGGAATTCAATAACAATCAACACCATTGCTAGTAATTTCGTTGAAACGAACTGAATGTTAACGAATAGTTTAGTAAATTCATTTACGATGTGGAAATCAGCAGTAAATGCAATCAAAACTAGTGCAATGTATGAAGTCGCTTTCGGGACCAAACCCTTTCGGCATAGTTTACTATTTACTTTTTGCTTTAATTTTAGACTTTTCCAAATACCAAAACAAGTATCTATTATAGTAGACAGTCCTACTAAGAAAACCATCCAATAAATAGGAGTAAAAAATAGG